CATCGGAGACACTCATGAGCCATTCTGCCATCCACTTTACAAAAATTTCTGCTACGAAGTAGCCAATAAGTTCCAATGTACTGAAATAGTACATATTGGAGATGAGGTTGATAATCATGCTATTAGCTATCACGAGTCTAAGCCAGATGGCCATAGTGCTGGTAGAGAAGCTGATTTAGCACAAGCAGCCATGTACAAATGGTATAAGACATTCCCCAATGTTAAAGTCTGCATAGGTAACCACTCAGCCCTACATAAAAGAAAGGCTCAAACAAGCGGATTACCAGACCGATTCATCAAATCGTATGAACAAGCATGGGATGCACCTAAAGGCTGGAAATGGGCCTTAGAATGGGAAATAGATAGTGTTTTATACACTCATGGCACTGGCAGTTCTGGACAGTCTGGTGCAATCAATAGAGCAAGAGATGCTCGTCAATCAACAGTAATAGGTCATGTTCACTCCTTTGGAGGGGTTTTGTACTCTTCTAGTGACAAAGACATGATATTCGGCATGAATGTAGGCTGTGGAATCGATATTGATGCCTACGCAATGGAGTATTCAAGACCTTTCCCCAAAAGACCAACATTAGGCTGTGGAGTTGTTTTGGATAACGGAAGAGTTGCTATATTTGTTCCTATGCCATTGGGAAGTAAGATTATTAGGTTACCTAAGAAGTAACATTTAACAAGGGCAGTTTCAACATTTAACAATTAAGTGTGTATTACATTGATAGTCAATGCGATATGCACTTTTTATTTCTAAAATAATTAAATAGTAAATTTGTATGAGTACCGCAGAACAGATAGAATTGATAGCTAAGTTGATGAAAGAGAAAACAGTGTTGGAAGCAAAACTTGAAGTCATAGCAAAAGAGCTACGGTATTTAGTAAATAAACGATGATTTATGTTAATGCACATTATACAGCTAACGGAGGATGAAGATGATAGCTATGATTTTCAAGATAATATTGAAGAGTCAGATGCTTACATTAATATCCATCAAGTAGCAAGTATAACTGCAGATGAAGAATATCCAGACAGATGCTTTGTGTATATGGCTAATGAGGATTACTTCTACATAAACGAATCAATGGATAGTTTTATTGCTAGGTATCAAGCAATTCTTTACGGTACAGTTTTAACAAAATTTTATGATAGTTCTAATAAACAGAACTAGAAGATGCTCTCTCATAGGTGTTTTGGTTTGGTTTTGGTAAGGGCCTCCAGGTAAAATCTGGGGGTTTTTTTATATACAAAAAGACCCCACTAAGAATAGCAGGGTCTTACCTTATTTATTTATCTACAAAACACAACATTACTTTTTCTTATACTCAGTTATTGCAAAGGTAACTACTGCAGCAATACAAAGTACATATAATCCTCTAAATGTTATATGCCATAACATTGGGTTCCACTCAGCTACTAAAAATGAGAATGGTACGTATAACATAACCATTAGTGCTAAGAAACCAATCATTGCTTCAAGTATATTTTTCATATTAGAATGGTAGTTTTTCTTTGTTAGCTTCTGGTTTCCATGGGTCAATTTCTACATAGAAATCTGATTCACCAGGATTATGTGATTTCTTCATCTTAACTAAGATGTTTGCCCAACCTTTGTTTTCGGCAGCAAAGTCATTTAGTTTTTGTAGGTCTTGTGGGCCTAATGAGATTTTTCTTAAACTACCGAAAGCTGTTGTAAGCGTAAAGCATCTCCCTAGGTAGAGTTCTTTTGATTTAGACATTTTATTTGGTTTTATTGTTATAAACTATTTTTTCTTTTTTCTATGATTTGCTTGAGTTTCTGTACGTATAAACTTGCATCCATCAGTTCATCTTGCAAGTGATTAAGCCATTGTAACTCTGTTAAATCTTCTCTGTCAAGTGTCGTGTTATACTTTCGTAATCCAGTATGAGCCCTATCCTTGTACTTGTTAACTACATCGTTAACGACACTATCAAAGTGTTCGTTATTCTGCATCTTTTTTATATTTTTTTACTTGAGCTTTAAGTGCTTCTCTCCATTTTAAGTCTACAGTACCATCATCCAAGATGTCTTGAATAAGCTGTATTGTCTCGTTAGATACAAACTCTTTAGCTTTTTTTGTAGCTTTTGCTACTTTCTCTGCCTTGTTTTCAAACTCTAAATTTTCCATATTGTAATAATCTTTGTTTATTAATTCACCTAATTTTTCCATAAATTCCATAAATGTTATTTATCTGCCTTGGCCTCTATATTGTTTAGGCTTTGAGCTGTGTTTGTTATAAGATTTTTTAGCACTACCTCTTTTGCGGCTGCCGAAGTTCACCTTCTGCGAACTCCCAGTCTTTACTTTCGCCATCTTGATTAAATATTTTTACTATAATTTGTTCGTCTCTTAATTGTTGGCATAACATTGCTGTACCTCCGCACATAGCTAGATTGATTAAGAAAGACATCTGTTCTGGTGATGCCTTATCACCGATAGCCTTAATCTCACAAGCCATAAAGTGACCATACTTCTTACTGTAACCAATGATATCTGGTACGCCTTTCTTACCTATAAATGCTCTACCTTTTACAGCCAAATTATTATTACGCCATACCTCATTTCCTTTCTCACGTAAATAATCTAACATCATTTTTGTTAAGTCAGAAGCCGTTTTGTATGTTGCCATAAATCAAAATTACAATATATTTATTATATATTAAGCCCATCTAATCATTTCTTCTACTGGAACCTGCACATATTTAACGTTATTTTCAACCTTTGTATTGTTTACTCTAAAGTATCTACGAGCCTTTTTTCGTAGCATTTCAGCCCTCATAAAATAGATTCTGTCTCTAAGGTCAAAGTTAATAGCAAAGAACTCAATTCTTTTATCTGCTATGCCAGATGGTTCATTATCACGCTCATACTCTAACCACATAAATCCATCTAATAGTGCTGTTGGCATCTGAATTACTAATGTTTTGGTGTTCTTGGCAAATAGTTTTATAGCTTGGTAAGTACCATCTTGGTTACGAGCTTGTTCTATCTCAAACTTACGTCTATTTCTATCTCCTCTTTTATACACAACTATTTGTTTTGGTTATATAATCCATCATCTTCATCTGCTTTCATAATATCAATAATGTATTGTTTTTGTTGTTTAAATTCTGTAATAGTTATTTTTTTTATAAATTGATTATATAAATCATTATAGTATTCTTCTGGCATAATTCTATTGCCTTCGCTACCTTCTTTAAATCCTTCACAATAAGCATCTATTATCTGCTCTTTTTCTAATTCTTTAGCTTGTTTAAATAAATCATTAGCATATTTTGCTCTAAACTCATAAGGCATTTGTTCAATTAACCAATCAATTGCTGTTTTCATAATTTATAATTTATAGTCTACAAATGTCATTGTCTCTGGTAAAAATCTTAATGGTATATTTTTAGTTGTGCCATGTCTATTCTTCTCTACCTTACAGATAACCAAGTCATTAGTGGCATATTCTGTTCCACCAATTTCTATAGGATTAGTCATCTCATAGTAATTAGGCCTCATTAGCATAATAACAGCATCTGCATCCTGCTCAATAGAACCAGATTCTCTAAGGTCAGAAAGCTGTGGCATCTTATCAGCTCGTTCTTCTACTCTACGAGATAATTGAGATAGGGCGATAATCGGTACTTGCAACTCTTTGGCTAAAGATTTAAGGCTTCTGCTTATTAAACTTACTTCCTGCTCTCGGTTTTGGTTTGATTTTCCTTGTCCACTCATAAGCTGTAGATAGTCAATAAAGATTACTTTAATGCCATACTTCTGCTTCATTATGGTTGCCTTTGCCCTAAGTTGTGAAATACTTATACCGCCCATATCTTCTATATGTAGAGGGGATAGTAATATTTTATCATCTGTTTTTAGTAGTATCTTTCTTTCTGCCTCATTCATATTGTTCATTCTAAGGCGTTTTAAGGGTATCATACTCGTTATTGACTCTAACCTTTCAACTAACTGCTCGGAGCTCATTTCGAGGCTAAAAATGGCTGTAGGAACCTTATTTACAATAGTTAGATTGTAGATAGTAGAAAGCATAAAAGCTGTCTTACCCATTCCTGGTCTTGCAGCTATGACCACAAAGTCTGGTCTGCACCATCCTGCTAATGTGTTATTTATCTCCTCAAAACCAGTGTTATAACCTAATAAATCTCCATTTTGTGCCTTATCACGTGAGTAGTTTAACGACATAATCACGTCATCAATGGTTTTTTCATGGATATTACCATACTCTTGTAAAGCTATAAGTTTACTATTTACGGTAGAAAGTAAATCTATAGATTGACTATCGTTATCTAAACACTCATATTCGGTCTGTTTGAATAATAAGAAGGCCTCACGTTTCTTGTACAGTTCTATTACCATCTCAATATGGCTGTTAATATGACCAGCACCAGTAATATTATCAGTTAATTTTGATAGATAAAAAGCTCCACCAAGTTCTTTAAAAGCCTCATCACCAGTTAATTTTTGTGCAACGGTGTTTAAGTCAACAGAAATGTTATCATCGTACATCTTTTTAACTGCAGCAAAGATTTTTTGGTGTCCTAAATCGTAGAATATCTCTGTTTTTAAGTGTCCGACAACTAATGGTAATGTTCTTTTATCCAATAAAATAGCACCAAGTATGCTTTTTTCTAACTCCTTGCTGTTTGGTAGGTTTATAACTTCCATTACTTCAATGATATTTTAGTTGTTTGTGATGAAATGGTAGTAAAAGTACTACTGTTCCTCTTCCAAGTTCTTACTGCAGCCTTCCAATCCTTCATAGGATTTTTACCTATCAACCATCCTCTTGCTTCGTAATGGTCTATAAATTGTGAACCATCTAAAGTGAATCCAATTTCTTTAGAATATTCATTTACTTGGTCGGCCGTAGGCCTAAGAAATGTATTCTTATTGTTAGTATTAATGTTAGGTAAACTTTTTGTACCAGTTTCGGTAAACTTTTTTGACTCTATTTGTAAAGAATCTTTACCATCGGTAAACTTTTTATAGTCGTTTAAATAATCTAAAAATACTGACGTTACTCGTAAGTGTTTAGTAGCTGGACTTTTATAGACTAACTCTTTAACTATCAATGAATTAATGATGTTAATTACTGATTGCTTAGATAAATCTAAATCCTTAGCCATTGTTTCTTTGCTCATGTAGCACCAATGAGATTCGTTATTCTGCATACGCATAATCGTATCTAATACGCAGTATTCATTGCACGATAGTTTAAATTCCTTCCGTACTGGATGAATTATTGTTGTGTAAAACTGTGACATAGGTTAATTTTAATTTACTCCTTCAATTATATCAATAATCTTATTTGCGTCTACATGATATACTTTATTTGAAACTATTTCTGAGCATATTATTCTTGTAATT